TCCGCGTTCGTCATAGTAAAGACGTGTTGCAACTTTGCTGTTCTCCTTGGTAAATCGAGACTTCTTAGTTTCACACTTGATGATGTTACCTACGACTTCCTTACCATCCTTCTCTTTAGATTTGGAGAGATAGATGATGGTTGAAGCAGCGTACTTCAATCCCGATCCACCACCCATCTCTTTGGTAGGTACATAAGCACCAACCACATCATATGTATGGTTGGTAACGATCATAGGAATGTTTGCCTTACCCAGTTTGAGGGTGAGGACTCGGAAGATTGCTTTGACAACCTGTGCTCGTGTCATATCACGAGTCTCTTTACCTGCCTCAGAATCTTCAATCTCTTTGGTGGTAGAGAGCATACCCAGGGAGTCAAGCACAAACATCAGAGGTTTGCGATCTTCAGCGGGTTGCTCCAGATACTTGTCAGCAATCTTCAGTGCTTGGGTTCTGAATTCCTGAACAGTGGTAACAGGAACAATGATCATACGACGGGAATCGATGTTACGACTCTCGATCATATCTTTAGAAAGTGCTGACTCAGACTCAAAGTAAATGACTCCAGCGTCAGGATCAGTATCAAGGAAGTGACGCACAACAGAGAGAGTAAAAAAAGTCTTCCCTGTGGACGATTCTCCTGCAATAGCGGTGATCTTATTAGAGGGAATGCCCCCAAAGATAGATCCACTAACCAAAGCGTTAAAGATATAAGAGCCAGTGTCAACGAAATCTGAAACGTCGCCAGCAGCAACCCCCTCACTAACAACTGAAGCGTACTCATTACCGATCTCGGAAATGACTGTGTTTAAGAAACTCATACAAATAGGTCTTCTAGGGTAGCAATTTTCTCTGCCTTCCAGTTGATCGTATCCATAATCACCTGTAGAGGATCGAGAAAACTTTTCTGAAATTGTAGATCGTAATCGATCGACTTGTCAAGTCCAAACTCCTTGGGAAGAGTCTGGAAGAATGAGATCACATTCTCATTGATCTTGTTTGGTTGACGAAGGTATAAGAATTTTACCTTTTCACCTTCTTGAATGAGGGGATACTTGTGTGTGATCTTGGTTTTCTTTGCGTGAAAATTATATAGCAAAGCACCACGAACGTGGATCGGGGTACCCTTGCTATAGATTGTGGCAGGGTTGGAGAACTTTGCAAGGTTGTTACATCCACGAGGGAATGCAATTTCTTCTGGTGGAAGACTTTCAAACTTCTTACGGAAGTTGGCAACGAACTCCTGAACATCATCCTGGGTACCGTTCATAATAACCTTGAGTGCATCCTTAATTGCCGTACGGCAGGATGCTGGTGTGGATGATTTGACTGCTTCGATACCCATCATCTTGAGTTTGGGTTCAGTAAACCTGACCCCTTCAATGTCCCAGGCATTGAGGATGTACCTCTTCTTAGCAGTCCAGATGCCTTTGTTCGCGATAGTTTCACGCTTCATAAACATCTTCTGGTCGTACGCATTAACGTACCGTGCTAGTTCCTCGTACGATCTGGAAATGAACGGTTCGATTCGATCCTGACAAGCTCTGTCGAGAAAGCTGACGATGCTCTCCTTTGAAACATCTCGTGAAGCAAATACAGAGCGGACAAGTAAATCAAGACAGATATAGATGCTGTCAGTATCACTGGCAATAACATAGTCTTTGTTCTCCGTGTTGAGTAGTTTATTTAGATAGGCATTCATCTTGTTCTCAATCCAACGGATCGAGACCTGTCCAGACAGAGTGATTGCCTCAGCATTGGCAAGGTTGTAGTACCTGAAATACTGGTTACCAATGGCACCATAGGCACTGTTAAGTTGAATCTTACGTGCCATCTGAATGTTATTGAATGCACTGATGTCATCCTGTAGTTTAGGATCACCAGTTTCCTCAAACTGTTTCTTGGCAGCAAGCATCTTGCCCTTGTAGATCTTACGTTCATCGTAGATCTTCTGCATCATCTCGGGGAGAAACCCGTGAATGTCCTTGCGATACTGAGCACCGTTAGCACAAACACAGTTAGGACCCTTGATGGTAACCTCCTGATTTAGGAGTTTATCTACCGAGACACCTGGGAACCTCTCATCCACCAACGTCTCTGGCGAGATGTTGTACTGCATAATGAGGTGAGGGTATAGGGAGTTGAGGTCAAAAGAGACCACCCACTCATACTGCCCAGGAACAGGTTCTTTAACATACGCGCCAGCATACTTGTCATCCTTCTTGGACTCCTGTTTTGGTGGAACACAGATCTTACGATCCTTGAGGTAATTATAGATGAGGGTATCCCACATCCGCACCTGAGAGTAGACATCTTCAAAATTGACCTTGGCATCATATGCCATAGTCACTGCAAGTTCTAGCAGTTTCATCTTGTGCTCAAGACGATCCACCAGTTCTACGTCAATGATGTTGTACTCAACGAACTTCTGCCAGTCATTCGTATAGAACTCCTTGAAGTTCTCGAACTCACTGTGATCCAACTTCTTCTGATTCAGTTCAACGAAAGCAATATGATCCAGTCGATAGGACTCCTGGTTGCTGTACGTGAACTTCTGGTACAGGTCAAGGTAGTCAAGGATGCTGACACCCAAGATGTCATAGGCAAGGTTCTTGCGACCTTTGATGTACACCTCACGCATATTCACCTTGTCCCAGGGGGACAGGGACTTCTGCCACTTTTCACCAAGCACACGCTCGATGCGGCGACAGATGTACGGGATGTCATACAGGTTACAGTTCCAACCAGTAACAACATCGGGAGTGTTCTCAACCCACCACTTATGGAAGTCTGCAAGCATCTCCTGCTCAGTCCAGAAGACACGATACTCAGTATCGATTTTTGCCTCCCTAGTACCCCAGGTGATGAACTTACCAGACGACAAGTCTTTGATGGTGATGAGCAGCATCTCCTCTTGACACGCCTCGGTATCTGGGAAACCGTTCTCACAAGCAACCTCAATATCGATCGTATAGATCTTCATCTGTTGTAGGTTGAAGCGAAGTTGACCAGGGTAGTTTTCACTGATCCACTGGTACACGAATCGCTCATACCCGTGCACTTCAAACCCGTCCACGTCCTTATACTTCTCAATGAACTCTCTGGCACGACGAGCACCATCCTGAACAACAGGTGCCATCTGCTTGCCATCAAGAGATTTCCAATCACCCTTGGGCGATGGTACAAACAGAACGGGTTTAATGATCTGCTTGAATGAAATAGGAGACCCATTCTCATACCCACGGCAGAGGATGGCGTCTCCTAGAAGTGTAACGTTTGTATAGATAGAACTCAAAGTGCCTTCTTGTAGTTGGTAACGGCGTCGTCAGACGGATCTACTATAGTCAAGATCACGTCAGAAGTCAAGAAGATGTCACGCTGGTCCGTGTACAGGGGGTACCTAGTCCACGTATTAGTTTCAACCCTCATACAATTACCAATCAGATACGATGGTTCTTCATCTAGTTCAGTAACCTCACCCATAAGATGAGTGTGATCCTTAAGAATCACTATTTTCAACGGACTCATTGTGATGTACCTCAGTTAGTGTTTCCCATCGTGCCTTAACTTCAGGATGGGGTTCGTAAATAGTGACAACTTGACTCAACTGAATGAGTGTTTTGTTGTCAACTGAAAGTGGAATCCACGGGAACAACTCAAGATTGAGATCATTGATCTTCTGAGGTGTATCATCAGCACCTTCCTCAAACAACATCTCTGCAGTTGCAGTGATGGTAACAGTATAAGGGTTTGAGAGAAAATAACCGAGTGGTGTATAAGATTCCTGGTTAGGATATGCCTCTTTTACATCAGCAATGATGTCCTCACCGTTTGCGATTCTTACGATTTTTACGGTCATAGTTTTTCTCCAATAATTTTTCATAGACATCTCTTACGATGTCACCTAATGCCTTTCTAGCAGTGATGTTCTTTTCATCTGCCAGCACCCTAGCATAGTATAAAACTGCCTCAGCGTCTTCAGTAGGAACGTCTAAGGTAACCGATTCATATTCTTGGCAGTTCTTGGGCGTACAATTAACATAATAATTCATACAATCGCTCCAAATAAAAAGAGACCCTTGCGGGTCTCTTCGGTTGTATTCTATTTATACCGTCTAGGAGATCAGAAGGTGAACTTCAGACCTGCCTTGGTACCGTAGGAACGGTCAACACCAGCAACACCGCTGCCAACGAAGGAGACTTCGCCGTATGCAGACAGGTTATCGGTCAGACCAGCAGACAGACCTGCCTTACCAGAGGGCACGGTGTCAGAAGCACCACCGTCAGGAGCAACGATGGTAGCGCCGCCTTGGACATACCAAGCAGCGGATTCGCCCAGGGCACCTTCGTAACCGACGTGGGTGTCGATATTGGTACCAGTGTAGTTAGCGCCAGTGAAACCAGAGTTTGCCTCTACGTTGACGTAGGGACCTGCCAGGGCAGCACCAGGGGCAGCGAAAGCGACGGCTGCAGCGGCAGCAGCGAAAGCAGTTTTGATCATAGTAGTTTTCCTTTAATTTACTTGCGGAGTGGTTACCCGCAGATGGAGGATCGGTTTGTCCCGATCGCTTAAGAATTGTACACCACCCTGAGAAATCTTGTCAACCCCTCAGGGCGCTGTAACAAAAAGTTATTTATACTGCAAACAATGAAGTATTGTTACAGTTTATGCAAAGCATTAGTCAAAGTTATTAATGATGCTTTGACACTTGTTTAAGTTTTTCTTACAAAAATTGTGCACGTAAGAATCTGCATCGAGACTCATTGTGTAATGAGCGTGCGTATGCAGACCTTGAACAACAATCAAGAACCCAACTACAAGCAGGTTAAA